ATGGCGCAGCGCAAAAAACCGCAGCACAAGACGGTCCGTGGGAAAAACCCCTCCAACGACGACGATGTGAAGGCGACCCCGCGCGCAGCCGATCCGAACAAGCCCTCCGCCAAAGACGCCTTCAAATATATCCGCGAGCCCGACAGGATCGTCGACCCCGCCACCAATCAAACAGTGCTGATCGAGGCGATTCTTGCGCAGGATGTCGACAAGGTCGCGCGGCTGCTGGATGCCGGCGCATCGCCCAACAAGGCGACGAAGGACGGCCGCAGCCCGCTGCACCACGCTGTCTCGGTCGGCAGCGAACAGATCGCCGTCATGCTGATGGAATTCGGCTGCCAGCTGAACCCGCGCGACAAGGAAAAGAAAACGCCGCTGTTCGAGGCGCTGAAAAGCGAGGCGACGCACAAGATGCTGCCCTTCCTGCTGCAATCGGGCTGCGATGCCGATATCACCGATGCCGAGGGACAACTGCCGCTGCATGTCGCAGCGGGCAATGCGACTGTTCCCACCATCCGCGCGCTGCTGGAATATACCGACAACCCGAACCGCCCCGATAACAAGGGCTATCAGCCGCTGCACCGCGCGGCGGAGAAAAACACCGTCGAATCCGTGCAAGCGCTGCTGTTCGAACGCGTCGCGATTTTCTCGTCGAACAACGAAGGCGACACCGCGCTGCACCTCGCTGCCAATCGCACGGATTCGACCGCCGTTGCCGATTACCTGCTGAAGACCGAAGGCTCCGGCCTTGTGAACGCCGTCAACATCAATGGCCGCACACCGCTGCATATCGCCGTCCTGCGCCGCCACGAAAAGCTTGCCGTCAAAATGATGGACAAGGGCGCGAATGTGAACCTGCCCGACAAGCTGGGCGCGACGCCGCTGCATGATGCGGCGGAAGCGGATAGTTTGAAACTCGCCAAAATCCTGATCGAATCGGGCGCGGATGTCGCGAAATGCGACGCGCAGCAGCGCACCACGCCGCTGATCCTTTCCATCCGTTCGGGCAGCAAGCGCATGATGGCGCTGCTGCTGGAGGCGGGCGCAGACCCGTCGAAAGCCGATTCCGACGGCGTGACGCCGCTGATGGCGGCAAGCTTCAAGGCGAATGACGACGCGGTCGGCACGCTGCTGGGCGCGGGCGCCGATGCAACGGCGCGTGACAAACAGGGACGTAACGTGTTGCAACATGTCTCCGCTGCGTTGAAGATCGACACTCTGAAAAAACTCATGGATGGCGGCGCGGAAGTGGACGGTCGCGACAACTGGAAACGGACGCCGCTGATCTCCGCCATCATGGATCACAATATGGTGCTGGCAAAAGAATTGCTGGAGCGCGGCGTGAACGTGAACGCGCTCGACGACCAGGGCAATTCGCCGCTGCACCTCGCGCTCAGTCGTCGGAAAGTGGAGATCATCGACAAGCTGATCGAAAAAGGCGTCGACACCGAAGTGAAGGAACGCTGGAGCCAGCAGACCGCGCTGCATGTCGCCTGCCAGAGCGGCCTTGAAGCCGAAGTCGCGAAACTGGTGAAGGCGGGCGCGAAGGTGACGGCGAAAGACCAGCAAGGCCGCACGCCGCTGCACCTCGCTGTTTTGAACAGCTACAGCTCGGCATCCATGGTGCGCAGCCTGCTCGCCGGCGGCGCCGACCCCCTCGCCGAGGACAACCAGAAATACACCCCCTACGACATGGCCCACGGTTTGGACAAACGCACCGCCACCGACGCGATCAAGCAGCACCTCCAGAAAAAAGGCCTGAACCCAACGCCGAAACGGTATAACGGGTACGGCGGCGGGTATTACGGCGGCGGGATGTGATTTCTCGCGAGAAACGGTTTGCCATCTTAAAACCCTAGCCTGGATGATGTCATATCGAGTAAATGCCACAATATGAAAAAAACCACATCAGACCAAACCTACCCTCAGCGCAACTGTCGCGCCGCAGCAAAATCCCCCAAGGGAAACAATTGCTTAGCCTTATGTGAACAGGGGGTTATTTATAAGGTAGGGAATTGACCCCCTGCCCCTATTCTGTCAAGAATCTATACATCGAAAATCTTCGGAATAAACAGGACGGACGCCCTTTTGACCAAGGCACCCAAATCGCTGACCGATGCCTTTCCGCGCATGAGCCTTGTGGAGAAACAGGGCCGCGCGCTGCGGCAGCTGGTCGCCATCATGCCGGGTCTGTTGGAAACGCTGACGCCACCGCAGAAAGTTGCGTCGAAAGATTCCGTTCCCTTTCTTCCTCCCGCCCCAGACAGCGAGGTCAAATGATGCCCCCCATGCGTGGATTCAATTCGGACTTCAACGGCAAATCGCGCAAGGACGGATCCGGCGTCAACGCGCCATTGGACGCGCATGGCAACACTGCGCTACATCTGGCAGCGGCGCTGGGCGAGCGCGCGGCGGTTGAAAAACTGACCCGCGTCGGCGCGAACCCGAACCAGCCCGACAAGGAAGGACAAACGCCGCTCTTCATCGCCATCGCGTTGCGCAATATCGAGATGGTGCGCCTGCTGGTCGACAAGGGCGCGTCGTTTGAATACCGCGACGACAAGAAACGTAACGCGCTCGACTGGGCGATTGAAAAAGAATGCCCCGTCGATTTTATCGCGCAGCTGCGTGTGATGGGCGCGGACCCCGCTTCGCCCGCCATCGACAGCCGCCGCACCGCGATGCATCTGGCCGCTGAAAAAAACCGCCCCGACCTGATCGAATACCTGCATACCGCAGGCCTGTCGCTGAACCAGCAGGATTCGCAAGGTGCGACGCCGCTGCATGTGGCGGTTGCGAACAAGAAACCGGAAGCCTTACAAAAACTGATCGACCTGAAGGCCGATGCAAATATCCGCAACAGCCAGATCGAAACGCCGCTGCATCTGGCGGCCGCGCAGGGCAACACTGCCGCTGCCGATGCGCTGCTGACGCTGCCGGAAGTGCGCCGGGGCATCAACGACCACCGCACCTATTCCAAAGGCTGGACGCCGCTGATGTCGGCGGTCCATGGCAACCACCCCGCGATCATCGAGAAAATCGTGGCGGTCGGCGGCGATGTCAACCAGACCGACAATGAAAACCGCAACAGCCTGTTCATTGCGGTCGAACACGGCCATCTGGAAGCGGCGAAGCTGCTGCTGACCCTGGGCGCGGATTGCAAGAAAGCGCCGGGCAGCACCTATAACAAATCATCCATGGTGCATTGGATCAACGACAAGAATTACGCCGAGATGCTGCTGCTGCTCTATAACGGCGGCTTCGACCTGAACGCGAAAGACGGATCGGGCCAGACCGCGCTCAACAAGGCGGCAGACCAGCAGAACAAGGATAAAATCCGCCATTTGCTGGCCCTCGGCGCCGACCCGAACCTGCCCAATGATTACGGCCGCCGCCCGCTCGACACCATTATCGAGCATTACAGCTTTTCCTATAACGAACACGCTGAAATCATCGGGCAACTGGTGAGCCACGGCGCGGATGTCAACCTGTCGCCGCTGCCGACTGTGCAGCAATCGCCGCTGCATGTGGCCGCACGGAATGGAAACGTCAATGTCATGAAGCTGCTGGTCGCGCATAACGCGAATATCGACCAGCCGACGCGCGGGCCGGATGCCATGACCCCGTTCATGATGGCCGCCGAATCCGGCAAGCACCTTGCGGCGCAATTTTTGCAGGAACAGGGCGCGAATGTTTTCAAGAAAGACAACTGGGGCCGCACCGCGCTGATTTTCGCGGCTAGAGGCGGCGATGAAAAGACGCTTGAGTCGCTGCTGGCGATTCCCGGCATGGATGCGAAGATTGACGAACAGGACAGCCGCGGCAGATCCGCGATGCATCACGCCTTCCGCAAATATCATTCCGATTTCGGCGTGGCGCTGATCAAAAAAGGCGCGAAGGTCGACCAGCATGACTTCATGGGCATGACCCCGCTGCATCAGGCGATCGAAACCAATTACATGGCCGACTGGCTGGACGATGTGAAGGAAGCGCTGGGCGCGAAAGCGAACTGGAACCTGACCACAAAAGACGGCGACACGCTGCTGCATACCGCCGCGCGCCATACGCAGGCGCCCGTGATCGAAAAGCTGCTCGATTTCGGCGCGGATGTGATGATAGCGGGCAAAAATGGCCAATACCCGATCCACGCCGCGATCATGGCGGATAGTGAACCTATCGCCGACCGCCTGGTGAAGGCGATGAAGGACGGCGGGCATTCCTTGAGCGATGCGAAAGATGCCGCAGGCTGGACGCCGCTGCATTACGCAGCGACGCGCGACAACGCGGGCTTCACGCGCACGATCGTGGAAGCGGGCGCAGATGTGAATGCGGCGGCCGGCGGCGGCGAGACCCCGCTGCATATCGCCGCGCGCACCGGCAAGCTGGGCGCGCTGCAAACGCTGCTGGCGCATGGCGCGGATATGTCGATCCAGAACGAAAAAGGCCAGACGCCGCTCGATATCGCGGTCGAATTCCGCCGCAGCGATTTCATCCAGACATTGATGATGGCGGCGGCACAAAAGGCCGCAGCAGAAGCACAAGCGGCAGACGCAAAAACCGCTGCAGCGGCGAATGAAAACAATCCGGCTGCCGCTGATGACAGCCAGAACAAAAAACCGAAAGCACCAACGCCTTGAAACATTGCGCCTTGAAAATTATTCTGACCGCCGCCATCGCCCTGCTGATCGCCGCACCCGCTTCCGCGCAGGTGCAGTATTTCAGCGCGGGCAAAAAAGCGCCGGTCGAAGGGCAATGGCAGGGCGAGGCCCCCGCGCCGACCGAAGAACAGCCGGCAGCAGCGAACGAGCTTGCGCCTGCGCCGCAGACGCGGATCGTGACATCGCTGCAAAAATGCCTCGATCAGCTGGAGCCGGAGGAGCAGGCAATCGTGCGCGCGAATTACAACAAGCCGTACCAGACCTGCAATTCGATGGTCGCCGCCAAGGCCGGTAAAAAGAAAAAAGCCGCCGCGAAGAAAAAGCGCGATGAAGAAGAGCCGGAGGCGGAAAGCGCCCGCAATTTCGTGCGCGTACAGGACGAGCGCACGGCAGGTACCGAACCGGAGGTAGCAGCCGACGATTTCGCGGATGAGCCCGAATCCGCCCCCCGCAAGAAGCGGAAGAAGAAGTCGTGGTTCGACTGGGATCCGACAATTAAAGCTGATAAATCAAAGGCTAAGTACAACCGCTGAGCCGGTCGCTGCTTATCTTTTAATAATCCTCTTATCATTCAATGCTATAATACTATTATCAATGGAGGCAGCCGGGCCGGGCGTGCCGTTTCTTGAATTTTGGGGAATGACATGAAAACCTTGCAACTCCTGAGCCTCGCCGCGCTTCTAACCTTTATTCCTGCCGCCGTGCATGCGCAGACCAGCGGCACGGGCCGTAATTACAGCGGCTATCAGGGCAGCCTTGGCGGCAAGGGAACGACCACAGCAGCCCCCGCAACCACCGCGCCCGTTGTGGCAGCGCCCGCGACAACGACCGGCACCGGCGTTCCTGCCGCTGTCGCCCCCGGAACGCCGGTCGCTGCGACCGCGCCCGTGACGACACCCGCTGCCGCGGCGCCCCAGACCGTACCCCCCGTTTTCCAGGATGCCGGCGCAGCCGCCGCAACACCCGCCGCCGCCCCTGCCGTTACACCGCCTGCGGATCAATGCGCCGACTATATGTACGACAACAACGCGTATCAGGCCTGTAAAGACAGACTGCTGAAATACGAGCGCATGAAAGCGGGCAGCAAGGCGCGTAATGCGAACTATCAGGCACAAGCTGCACCTGCACCGGCAGCGGCGCCCGCCCCTGCAGCGGCACCTGCTGCTGCTGCTCCCGCTGCAGCTGCTCCCGCTGCAGCTGCTCCCGCTGCAGCGCCGGCGGCAGCCGAGCCGGCAGCAGCACCCGCTGCACCTGCAACCACCACCCCTGCCGCGCAATAACTACGGCTGATTCGCGTGAATTGCGCGTAAAACCGCCGTTTTTGCCTGTCGCAACCGTTACATTCGCGTGACGCGCGCTGCGCTTTTGAAAAAATCTTTTTTCGCGCAAGCCGTTTTCGCGGCTGGCAAAAGCGATGTCGATAACGCGTTGTCACCAAAAATTACCTTGAAACTTGAGATCAAAGTTGAGACGATTTAATCAGGCTCAAGAAGTGTGAGCGGGGAAAGTCCCCCACTAGAATCAAAAACAACCCCAGAAAATCAAAATGAAAAAGAAGCACAGCAAGCCGCTGCGCGAGCAGATTGCCGCGCTGGCGATCATCCGCGCGCTTGAAGAGCATATCCTTGGCCAGAACAAGATGAGCGCAACGCAGGTGACGGCGGCGCTCGCCCTGTTGCGCAAGCGCCTGCCCGATTTGCTCAAGAAAACGCTCAACTCGCCGCGCAGCGCGAAAAAGAAACCCGACGCGGCGCATGAAGACGCGCTGAAGGATCTGGAATGAACGACAAAACCTTCAGCAAAGCCGAGCGCCAACGGTTCAAGGATGATTTCGCGCATTACGCCGCTGGCTGCCTGAAACTGCGCAGCAAACAGGGCCGCATCGTACCGTTTGAACTGAATGCGGCGCAGCGTCATATCCATGCGCTGCTGGAAAAGCAGCTGGCGGAAACGGGCCGCGTGCGCGCGGTGATCTTGAAGGGTCGGCAGCAGGGCTGTTCGACCTATGTGGAAGCTCGGTTTTACTGGAAGGTGACGCATCACAAAGGCCGTTCCGCCTTTATCCTGACGCATCTGGACGAAGCGTCGCGCGGCATATACCAGATCGCGCGGCGGTTTCACGACCACTGCCCCGAGGCGGTGAAGGCGAAAACGCGCGTTTCGAACAGCAAGGAATTGTTTTTCGGCGCGCTCGATTCCGGCTACCGCATCGGTACGGCGAAATCGTCCGGCGTCGGGCGCGGCGCGACGGTTCAGTTTTTCCACGGGTCGGAAGTCGCCTTCTGGGCGAATGCGGAAGAACACATGCAGGGCGCGCTACAGGCGGTGCCGGATGCCGACGCTACGGAAGTGATACTGGAAAGCACATCGGCGGGCGCGGAGGGGTTGTTCTACAAACTCGCACAGGATGCACTGCTGCCGGATTCGGAATACCAGCTGATTTTTATCCCGTGGTTCTGGCAGGACGAATATCGCCGCAAGCCGCCGGTGGATTTTAAGGCGACGGATGAAGAACGCGCCTATGCCGATAGTTTCGGCCTTGATAACGCGCAGATTTACTGGCGACGGCAGAAGATTTTGAGCCTGGGCGGCAACAATGTGTTCCGCCGCGAATATCCGGCGACCGCGCAGGAAGCGTTTCATGCGGATGTGGCAGGCGCGCTGTGGACGCGGGCGCAGATCGAGGCAAACCGCGCAAGCGACACGCTGCCCGATATGGCGCGCGTGATCATCGCGGTCGATCCGGCGGTATCGGCCAAGAAAGGCAGCGACGAAACGGGGATTATTGTCGCGGGATTAGGGCGCGATGGCTGCGGCTATGTGCTGGCGGATTTGTCGGGGCGTTATGCGCCGCTCGACTGGGCGCAGCGCGTGGTGAAGGCCTATCACGATTTTTCCGCCGACCGCGTGGTGGCGGAGGTCAATCAGGGCGGCGACCTTGTGGAATGCACGCTGCGGTCGATCGACCCGCGTTTATCCTACAAGGCCGTGCGCGCCAGCCGGGGCAAGACGACGCGGGCGGAACCCGTCGCCGCGCTCGACATGCTCGGGCGCATCAAACATGCGGGGCGGTTCGAGAGATTGGAAGACCAGATGTGCGGTTTCGACCCGCTGCAAAATACCGACAGCCCCGACCGCGTCGATGCGCGCGTATGGGCGATGACCGAATTAATGCTGAATGGCCCGCCGCCGCAGGGGCCGAAGGTGTGGTCTTAAGTTTTTTACAGGAGCGATCATGAAATTCAAAAATCCCTTCCGCAAGGAAGTGAAAACATCGGCATCGGCGAAACTGCTGGTGCCGTTCGGCGTACGGGAGGCGAAGTTTACGCCGCGGCAGTATGACCAGCTGGCGATGGAAGGTTACCAAAAAAACGTGGTGGCCTATCGCTGCATTTCGCTGGTCAGCCGCAATGCGGCGGGCGTGCCGTGGGTTGTGTTTCGCGGCAAGGGCGCATCCCGCGAGCGGCTGCATGAACATCCGCTGATCGATTTGCTGAACAAACCGAACCCGTCGCAGGGTGGTGCCGCCCTGTTTGAAACGGTGTTCGCCTTTTACCTGATCGCGGGCAACAGCTATATCGAGGCGGCGGGGCCGAAGAATGGCGAGCCGCTAGAATTGTGGACGCTGCGGCCCGATAGAATGAGAATCGTGCCGGGCGGTGCGGGATTTCCCATCGCCTACCGTTACCAAGTCAACGGTACGACATTCGACTACGCCGCCGATGCGCTGACAGGGCAAAGCCAAGTCCTGCATGTCAAATCATTCCACCCGCTGGATGACTGGTACGGCATGAGCCCGATGGAGGCTGCCGCCTTTTCCATCGACCAGCATAACGAAGCGGCGAAATGGAATGCGGCCCTGCTGCAATCTTCCGGCCGACCGTCTGGCGCATTAGTTTATAAACCTGCGCATCCGGAGGCATTGGATACACTGACAGGCGAGCAGCGCGATACATTGAAAGCGGAGATCGAACAGTATTTTTCAGGGAGCGGCAATGCCGGACGCCCGATGGTGCTGGAGGGCGGGCTCGACTGGCGGGAGATGGGGCTCTCGCCCAAAGACATGGACTGGCTGGCGGGCAAGGATGTATCGGCGCGCGAAATCGCGCTCGCCTTCCACGTGCCACCGCAGCTGATCGGCATCGAAGGATCGCTGACCTTTGCGAATTTCGAGCAGGCGCGATTGGCGCTGTTTGACGACGCGGTGCTGCCGCTGCTGGATCATATGCGGGATGCGCTGAACAACTGGCTGTCGCCCCGTTTTAGCGATGATATTTCGATTGGCTATGACGCCGATGCGATTGAAGCCCTCGCCCCGCGCCGCGAGAAAACATGGTCGAGGCTGGCCGCTTGCGATTTCATGACGGTGAACGAGAAACGTCAGGCCTTGGGTATGTCACCGCTGGAGGGTGGCGACGTGATTAACGCCCCACTTTGAACTGCGCGACGCGCTGTTCGATACGGACGCCCGCGTTTGACCGGAACACGTTTTCGTATTCGAGCCAGTCGATAGGTTGGGATGTCACGGGGTCTTCGTTGCGGATGAACGAGCCGATGCGTTCGGTGCGGTTTTCTTCATAGGGCGCGACGGCGGAGACTTTCGAAATCGCAACGGCATTTTCCTTGATGAGCGCCTCGACCTGGGCGGTCACTTCGGGCGGCACGCGGCCGACGCCGTTGAACGATGCGGTGAGTTTGCCGATTTTTTTGTCCATTTTCTTGAGCGCAGCGATGGCGTTTTCGTCACCGGACAAAATCGCCTTGTGCTTTTCATGGGTCAGCTGGTTGCTGGTGCCGGTGATCCAGTCGATGAAGGACATGTTTTCGCTCCGCTCTAGAATTGCGGATATACCATAATATATAGAGGATAAAAGTCAATAAAAACAGGCTGCGGCGTTTAGAAACAACTGCTTAGGCATGCGCCGGCTGCGATTGGCGATGCGCTCGCACATGGCGGCGATGCTGGGGCGCGGGTGATTCCGCCGGTATCCCCATCATCGCGGCATCGGCGAATTGCACGACGGGGCGGACGAATTCATATGACGTTTTACTGGCGGGCGCGCTGCCATGGTCGAGCACCTGCACACGCTCGCGGGCCGCTTTGCTGTCGGCAATGATGTCCTGCACTTCGGCATTGATGACGGCGGGGCCTGCGACTTCGCTGAAGGACGCGGTGAGGCTGATGATTTTTTTCTGCGCGGTGTGGAGCGTGTAGAGGTCGGCGCGGCTGCCGGCCACTTTCTGCCCCGCCATATTGGTTTCGGCGATTTTTTCCGCGCCGGTCTTTTTGGAATGCAGGTACAGCGCGCCCAGCAGCGCAAAGCCGGTGATGCCCGCAAGGCCCATGCCGGCGGCGACGCCGATGAGCGACGCGCCGATCATCATGTCGATGACGGTGTTCGATGCCAGCGCCGATGACAGGCCGAGCGCGCCGAGCGCCGTGGTGACCCAAGGCTTGCGCGGCAGTTCGCTGTCGTCGTCGATTTTATGAGGGGCTGCGGGGGTGTAGTACCCCGCCTTGATCGTGTCGTAGAAGTTATCGAACCAACTGCTCAAGCGATTGAACAAATGAACCTGCCTAGTGATTGATGACCTTTCAAGGTTATGGGATTCGCCTCGCATTTGTCAAAACAATAACAGTTAACACCAATCACTTCGTGAATTACGAAAGGAAATAACAATGCTGCCCCAATTCGAAACGCCGTTCGAGCTGAAATTCCTTGCCGAAACAGGGGTCTTCGAAGGTTACGCCTCGGTTTTCGGCGTGACCGACAGCGTGAACGACCGCATTCTGCCGGGCGCGTTTCGCGACAGTTTGAAGGTCTTCAACGATGAAGGACGCCTGCCGCCGCTGCTGTGGCAGCACGATCCGCGCCAGCCGATCGGTGTCTGGCGGGAGATGCGGGAGGATGAACACGGGTTGTACGTAAAGGGCGAATTATTCGTGGCCGAGATTCCCCGCGCACGCGAAGCATACCGACTCTTACGCGAAAACGTCGTGACGGGATTGTCCATCGGCTATCGCACGAAGGGATCGCACCGCGACGACGGCAGCGGCGCGCGCATCCTGACGCAGCTCGACCTCGTGGAAATTTCCATGGTGACATTCCCCGCCAACGACATGGCGCGGGTGCGCCGCGTGAAATCGGCGCTGCAGGCGGGTGATGTGCCGACGCAAAAAGAATTCGAGGCTTTGCTGCGCGATGCAGGCATGAGCCGGAAGCAGGCCAAGGGATTTATCTCCCACGGCTACAAATCCCTCTCGCCGCGCGATGCGTGCGAGGGGGAAGACGATACTGCGGCCCTGTTGCAGGGGCTTGCCGATACCATCCGAAACCTCACTTAAACCAAAGGAAACAACATGACGAATGATATCCGCACGGCGGTCTATGACCTGGGCCGTGCCTTCGAGCAATTCAAGGAAGCGAATGACCAGCGTATCCGCGAAATGGAACGCCGCGGCAGCGCCGACCCGCTGACCGAAATGAAAGTGAACCGCCTGAACGCTGAAATCAGCCGCGCGAGTGACGCGGCGGATGCGGCGAAAAAGCGCGTCGACCTGCTGGAAACGGCGCTATCCCGCGCGCCGTCATCGAAAGGCGATGACTGGAAAGAGGCGGAGCAGTTCATGACGGAGCGCAAACACGCGCTCGACCAGGGCTTTGGCGTCGATGCCTACCGCCAATACCGCAACGCATTCCGCAGCTATATCCGCAAGAACAATGCGGGTTCCGGCGTGGATGAAATCAAGGCGCTGGCGGCGGGGTCGGACCCCGATGGCGGTTTTGCCGTCACGCCCGATATGTCGGGCCGCATTGCGACACTGGTGCGCGAAACATCGGCGATGCGCCAAGTCGCCAATGTCATCACCATCGGCACGGATGCGCTGGAGGGGGTGAACGACCTGAACGAAGCAACATCCGGCTGGGTCGGCGAGACAGAAGCACGCGGGGAAACCGCCGCGCCCAAGATCGGCGAATACCGGATTCCCGTGCATGAACAATATGCGGAGCCACGCGCGACGCAGAAGCTGCTGGACGATGCGATGTTCAATGTGGAGGAATGGCTGGCCGGCAAAATCGCCGAACGCCTCGCCCGCATGGAAAATGACGCCTTCGTGAACGGCAACGGCGTGCGCAAGCCGCGCGGTTTCTTGACCTATGCGGCAGGTACGCCCTCGGCATCGACTTTCAACGTGATCGAGCAGATCGCATCGGGCGGCGCGGGTGCGTTTGCATCGTCCAACCCCGGCGACGCGCTGATCAACCTTGTCTATGCGTTGAAATCGGCATACCGCGAAAAAGCGGTGTTCATGATGAAACGATCGACCCTTTCCGCCGTGCGCAAGCTGAAGGATGGCGACGATAATTACCTGTGGCAGCCGGATTTCCAGCTGAAACAGGGCGGGTCGCTGCTGGGCTTTGACGTGGTGGAGGCGGAAGACATGCCGGCGATTGCAGCCAACAGCCTGTCGATTGCTTTCGGCGATTTCAACGCCGGATACCAGATCGTGGATCGTCAGGGCGTGCGCATCCTGCGCGATAACTTCACCGCCAAGCCCTACGTCAAATTCTACACGACCAAACGCGTCGGCGGCGATGTGACGAATTTCGAGGCGGTCAAGCTGATGAAATTCTCGGCTTCCTAAACCAACAGAATGGCTGCAAAGCCGGGTCCGGCACAGGTATATAAGCCCGCAACTGAAGCGCGCGATCCCCCGCGCGCCGCCTGTGCCGGATTTTCTCTTTCTTGAAAGGACTACATATGCACGACCTGATTAACACCCTGTCGATCCTGCAAAGCCTGCGCCCGCAAACGGTGCAGGGATCGGCGCTCAATTCCGGCAATATCGACATGCAGGGCGCGGAGGCGCTCGCCGTCGTGGTGCTGGTGGGCGATATCGCCGATACGCTGGATTCCACGCACCGCATCGATCTGAAAATCGAACATGCGGAGGATGACGGCACCGGCGCGCCGGCAGCCTATGCCGCCTGCACGGATGACGACGTCCTGAACTTCACCGGACTTTCTTCCGGCATTTTCATGGCGGTCGATGGCAGCGGCGACGAACAGAAGCGCTACGCCATCGGCTATCGCGGCGGCAAACGTTTCGTCAAGGTAACGGCGACGCCCGTTTCCCTTTCCACCGGCGGCCCCATCGCCATGCTGGCGATCAAGGGCAACCTGTCTTCGCTGCCGGTTGCCAATAGCTGATGATAAGGGGGCGGAGCATTAAAAAAACTCCGCCCCGCTTTTTTCGAAAGAAAATGCCATGAACCTGATCGAAGACATGCCGGAAACAGAACCGGTGACGTTGGACGACGCGAAGGCACATCTGCGCATCACGCATGACGCGAATGACGAGGCGATTGCGGCGCTGGTGAGAGCGGCGCGCCAGATTTGCGAGGAATATACCGGCCTTGCGCTCATCACGCGCGATTGCCGCCTTTACCTTGACCAGTGGCCGAAACACACGCTGTCGCTGCCGAAACCGCCGCTGGTGAATGTGGCGGCGATCAATGTCTATGATGCGGATGGCAATGCGGTGGAATTTTCCCCGGCATCCTATACTGTCGATGCCGTTGGCAGACCGGGGCGTATCGGGATGACCGGCACGCCGCCTTGGCCGGGGCAGGCCTTGAATGGGATCGAGATTGAATTCAGCGCGGGCTTCGGCGATTCCCCTGATGATGTGCCGCCGTCGCTGCGGGAAGGCATCAAGCGGCTGGTTGCGCATCTTTACATGAACCGCGGCGATACGGGTGAAACGGCGATCCGAAATTCGGGCGCGGCTCCGCTCTTCGCGGCGCATCGCCGCTTGAGGCTGTCATGAATATCGGGCAGTTGACGCATCGCTTGCGCATCGAAACCCCTGTGCTGACGCCCGATGGCGGCGGCGGTTTTACGGTCGAATGGCAGGAGGTGGCAGAAGTGTTTGCCGCGATAACGGATTTAAGCGGTCAGGAAATGCTGCAGGATGCGCAAATCACTTCATCCGCGCCGTGCCGCATCGTCATCCATTACCGGAATGACGTGACCACGAAAATGCGCCTCGCCGATGACGCCGCTCGCTATGACATCGTTTCCATCCGCGACCCCGATGGCGGGAAGTCGTGGCTGGAAATTATCGCGCAAATGAAATAACCTTGGGGCATGCAGTTCGTCGCCTTCATCACCTTGTTTTTCCTGACCGTGCTGTTTCACCAGCGCGAGCATGTGCTGATGATCGCGGAGCTGCGCAAGCTGCATGGCAAGCTGTCAACCGCAACGCCCGACGCAGCGACGCTGAATGCGCAGCTGCAGGGCGATGACTGGCGGCTGGTTTTCCTGCGCGGCACGCAGGCGGGACTGCGGCGCGCGTTTGAAGTGCCGAGCACGGTTGCGATCCTGCGCTATGCCGTGCCGGTCGTGCTGTTCTGCCTGATGCTGCTGGGGCTGCAGACCTGGGTGATGCCCGCCATTTACGCGGTCATCATGGCGCTGAAATGGTTTGTGAGCGTGACAGTGCTGGACACCGACCCGTATCTGCCCCGATACGAGGTGCGCATGTTCGGCTTTCGCCTGTTTGGCGAGGAATTGACGATAAAGACTGAGAGCGTTTAGGGCTTCGGTGCTTCCGCGGGCTTCTCCGCCGGTTTTTCCGGTGCGGGAGTGACGGGTGCAACGGGGGTCGTGGGCGCGGGGGTTTCAGGCGCAGCTTCCGGCGCTTTTTCCTGTTCCGGCTGGATGCCTTTTTCCTTCATTTCCTTGGCCAGCACGGCTTCGGGATCGGGGCCGAGTTCCTCGAGCGTATCGGGCGCCCAGGTTTCGATTTCTTTTTTGACGGCGATGACCTGGTCGGGCGGCAGTTTTTCTTCCAGCTTCAGGCACAGCTTGAAGGCGGAGTTGCGGATGCGCTTGTTGTCACCGTTGGTGGCCGCGATGCGGAACCATTTATAGGCGGCAAGGTGGTCTGATTTCAAATCGTAGGTCGTGCCTTTGGACCCTTGGAAATTGTGGATGGCGTAAAAGAACGCGCCCGTCTGGTCGCCCATGCGGGCCGCGCGTTCGAACCAGCCGATCGCAAGGCGGGTGTTGAGCGAGACGCCCATGCCGCTCTGGTACATCGTGGCGATGGCGACCATGCCTTCGGTGTTGCCGAGCATGGCGGCGCGGTGATAGAGGCTGAAGGCTTCCCGCATATCGGTCGTGACGCCATTGCCGAGCTGGTACATGTTGCCGAGCAGCATCATGCCGCGCACATCGCCGTATTCGGCGAGCGGGCGTAGATCGGCAATCGCCTTCATCCAGTCGCCGCGGTCATAGGCGCGCTTGCCGCGGGCATAGGCTTCCTCGCGCAGCTTGTTGGGGTCGACGGGCGGCTTGGTCGCGGCGGGTCCTGTCGGGGTCGCAACCGGCGCCGCTTCTTTCTTCGTCGCGGCATCCTTGGCCGATACGGGCGCTTCCGCCGCAGGCTTCGCGCCGGGCGTCGTGACTTGCGATGACGCGAGCGCGGGCGCGGCGATAAAGGCGAGGATCGAGAAGCTGGTCAGGAAAAACGGGCGCGACATGAAATAAGGCTCCAACAAAGGTGTCTTTTACCAAATTAAGCCTTTTGCGCGACAAATTCAAATCGAGAAGGATGAAATAATGCCGCAGGACAGTTTATGGCCGGTGCAGACCGCGATCTATGGGGTGCTGACGGGCGCAAGCGCGCTGACTGCGCAGCTGGCGGACGGCGCGGACAGCGTGTTCGACCATGTGCCGCAGGGATCGGCTTTTCCCTATATCGTGATGGGCGGCTGCGTCGCGCAACCGTTGGAGACGCAAAGCGGTGGCGGCTGCGATACCGTGATCGACATCCATGCCTATAGCCGCGCGCTGGGCATGAAGGAAGCGAAGGCGCTCATGGCCGCCGTTTCCGACGCGCTGCACAGCCAGCATTTTGCCGCGGCGGGGCAGCGGCTGGTTTTTTGCCGCCTGATCTCGCAGGAGCTGCGGCAGGAGGGGGAGACGCGCCACGGCATTTCCCGTTTCCGCATCATCACCGAACCCGTTTAAGGAGAAAGACAATGCCAAGCCAGAATGGCCGCGACCTGTTGCTGAAAATCGGCGACGGGGGCGCGCCTGAATCCTTTGCCGCGCTGGGCGCGGCGCGCACCACATCCATGAGCATCAACAACCGCCCCGCCGATGCCACCACCATGGATGCGGGCGGAATTCAAAAATTAATCGCCGCCGCCGGTGTGCAAGATATGCAGGTGCGGCTGGACGGGCTGTTCAAGGATGCCGCGGCGGAAGAATTGTTGCGCGCGGCGGCGTTCAACCGCACGGCCAACAATTACGAACTGTGTTTTCCGAATGGCGGCAAATATGCGGCTTGCTTCGTCATCAGCGAATATGCGCGGGGCGGCAGTTATGACGGGCTGGAAAGTTTCTCGGTGACGCTGCTGCGCAGCGGGGCCGGCACATATACAGGTGGCGCATGAAGGATAGCATGACCCTGCCCGGCATCCATTGCAGCTACGCCCTGCCCGTCACGCTGGCGCTGGTCGCGGCGCTGGAGGAAAAGACGACGGTATTAAAAGCCGCCGAGCAATTGGTAGCGCGGGACATGAAGCTGGCCGACATATTGGAGCATTTGCGCGCCTGTTACACGCTGGCAGGATGCGAGACGCCGCGCGAACAGCTGGACACATACTTACTGACACAATCCCCTGCCCTGCTGCTGGCAGAAATCCTCTGCGCGGTGCTGGCACCCGCATCTGCTATGGGAGCGCTTACATCGGGGGAGGAGAGAGGCGCATAGATGTCACATCTCTGCGCCGGTTTTTCATGGGCGTGCTCGGCTGGACGCCGGACACATTGAAACACGCGGTATTGCCCGATCTTTGCGATGCCTATCTGGGCCATGCGCACTGGCACGGCATCGCGCCGAAGCCGACACCCACCAAGGAATTCATGGCCGCGATGCTGCGGCAATTTCCCGACAGGAAAGGAACATAGGATATGAGCGAGTTACAGGACATCATCACGCAGGAACTGGCGAAGCTGCTGCGGCAGGAAATGGCCGCGGGGATTGCGACCGCCTTCGCGGGACGCAATGCGCAGAACGCCGCCACCAATATCGTGATTCACAACAATACCAGCGCGCAAATCGGCGTATCGGAAACGGGTGCCTTCGACCAGAAGACGCTGGAAATCACCATCGATCAAATGGTCGCCAATTCGCTGGTGCGCGGGCGTGAAACGGGGGGCGTGCTGCGCTCCCTCTTCGGCCTGGTGCCGACGCTGATCGGGCGATAGGAGGATCACAACATGCCGATATGGCCGGAAACACTGCCGCAATCGCCGCTATCCGACGGGATGATCGAAACCCCCGCCGATGTATTGGTGCGCACGAACATGGATACAGGACCTGCGAAGTTTCGCCCGCGCACCAGCGCCGGCGTTGGCAGGCTTGCCCTTTCCTACATCATGAGCCGCGCGGAGGTGGAGACCTTGAGCGATTTTTTCAACGATGATTTGCTGTGGGGCGCATTGAGTTTTTCCTTCCCGCATCCGCGTCTGGAAGAACCGGTCGACTGCCGCTTTAAACAGCCGCCGCGTTACGCGCCCATCAACGGCGAATTTTTCCGCGTGTCGATGGAGCTGGAGGTGATGCCATGAGCCGCAATACCGGCCTTGCCGCGCGCACGGCGCTGAATGCATCGGGCACGGGCGAAGTGTTCCTGATATTACTGACGCTATCGCATCCGCACCTGCCGGAGCCGATCCGTGTGACGAGCGATGCGGTTGTAACGATAAGCCGGGAACAGGTGTTCTCGCCCTTTCCCTTCGACCTGACTTTGCCGGATGATGCAGAGGGCGCGTCGCCCGAAGCGCGGCTCTCGATCGACAATGTGGACCGGCGCGTGGTGCTGGCCATCCGGTCGCTGCAATCGGCAGCCTATGTGCTGATCGAAATCGTGCGCGCGGATGAACCCGATGTTATCGAAGCAAAGTTCGAAGATTTCCGCCTGACGAACGTATCTTACGATTCGCAAGTTGTGGCGGGAAACCTCACGATCGAGGACTTCATTTCGGAGCCATTTCCGGCCGCAATATTCTCGCCGGGACTATTTCCGGGCCTCTTCTAAACCACTGTTAAGATTGGGGTATTTTGGGTCGTTTACGTTACTTTTATTTTTCTTATGGTAAAATTTGTAAAGCTGGCATACGATAATAGAAATCATGTAAAACATTCGGGCGACCGACAGTTTACGTACCGAACAACGGCAGGTGTGAGGGGTATTATATAATGACAAAGCAGTCCCAGTTTTTCGCGAATGCTTCGGGCAACGGTTTCGGTTCAGGCGACTTCCTGACCAGCTCGCTCGAATTGGCGTTTGCGGATACGCGCAAAGGTTTTGACGCTCCCACCCAGCAACTGGTCGCCAAGATGACCGATTACGTTGCCGCGAACCCGGACACCACGAATTCCGAACGCTTCAACAAATACGTTGAAAAGATCACCCCGGCTGCAAAAGCAACCACCGCGCCGCGCGCGACTGCCAAGCCCGGATCGAGCATGTAATTTAAAAGTTTCTTCCCGAAAAAGAACCCGCCCTTACCCGGCGGGTTTTTTCTTGTCCGAAATTCAAAGGATCATCTTTCATGCCCGTCCCGATCTGGGCGGGGCGATATATCGGCCTGCCTTTCACGGAGCACGGGCGCGACCGCGGCGGCATCGACTGCTGGGGGCTCGTGCGTCTCGCGCTGCTGGAGCAGTTCAGTATATCGCTGCCGTCGCTTGCCCATGAATACCGACGCACCAGCGATGCCACGCGCATATCGGACCTTGTGACGCGCGAGATCCCGCGATGGGAGCGCATCGATGCGGGGCTGGAGCGCTGCGGCGATGTGATCGTGCTGCGGCTGCAGGGGCGTCCCATGCATGTGGGCCTCGTGCTGGGCGACGGGCAGATGCTGCATGTGGAACATGGTATCGATTCCGCGATCGAGAAATACCGCGGCCAAAAATGGCAGGACCGCATTTACGGCTTTTACCGCCACATACATCAGAGTTAAAAAATGACAGACATCAACGTGACACTCGCGCCGCATCCCTTTGCGGCGGAGCGGATTACTGCGCAGTTTCCGGCGGGCGCGACAGTTGCCGATATCGCCGCCGGCATGAGTGGCGGCTTGCGCGGCGCATTCCTGCATGCATGGCTGGACGGACATTATATCCCACGCGAAAACTGGCCGCATTTGCGCCCGAAGGCTGGCACGGTGCTGACGATCCGCGCCGTGCCGATGGGCGGCGGCGGGTCGAAGAACCCGCTGCGCACCATCCTGTCGCTCGCGCTGACCGCCGTGATGCCGCAACTGGGCGCGGGGCTGCTGGGCGCCTTCGGCGCAGCGGCGGGGAGCATCACGGGCAAGCTGCTAACGACAGGTTTAAGTCTTGTCGGCAAGCTGGCGCTGAACGCGCTGGCCCCGCCCGGCCGCCCGCGTTTGTCATCGCAGAAGGAAAGCCCGACGCTGTTTATTCAGGGCGCGCAGAACCGCGCACAACCCTTTGGCCGCGTGCCGCGCGTGCTGGGCCGTCACCGTTTCGTGCCGCCCTTCGGCGCGCTGCCCTATACCGAAACCGTCGGGTCCGATCAATACTTGCGCCTGCTATTCGTCTGGGGCTATGGCCCGCTGAAAATTACCGACCTGAAAATCGGCGAGACGCCGCTGTCGTCTTTCGAGGGTGTGGAGATCGAAACACGTGAAGGATACCCCGATGACGCACCGCTGACACTGTACAGCAACAGCGTGTTGCAAAACGACCTTGGCGCGGCGGCAACGCAGGCGACCGGTTATATCACCCGCACCACCGAAGCCGATGCCGATGAAATCGGCGTCGATATTACCCTGCCGCGCGGACTGGTGAAGTTCGGTGGGGGCGGCGGGCGGTTGCCGGCATCGGTGCGGATCGAGGTGCAATATGCGCTGGCCGGCACGAACAGTTGGAGCGCAGGGTCCGAGGATTTCACCGGCCATGCCGCGCGGGAATTGGCGTTAGGCGTAAAACCTGCCCCCTATCGCACCAAGGATGGCAGCAGCGTCGCGATGCGCGTCGACCGCGTGGTGCTGGATGCGGCGAGCGCAGCTTTGTCGATCATACGCGGCACGGTGTTCCGCATCGGCGTGGATGACGGGGAAGCGGAAGTTCCCGCGATCCCCGCGAATAAAATTCCGCTGGCACGAATCGCGCGGCGGTCGGACGGCAGCGATATTATTGCTCCGGAAGATATCACGGACGAACGCGACCCGACCATCTTCGGTGTCAATTTTGAAACGGAAAACGACTTTGCTGTGACGGCGGATGCGGAGGCCAACAAGCTGAACATCGCCGCAGGCGGGCTGCAATTCCCCGGTATCGAAATTACCGGTAAGCAGACATCGGCCTTGCGGGAAACCGTCACCTTCAAAGTCCCTAAGGGACAATATGATGTGCGTGTGCGCCGCATGACGGCGGATGCTGATGACAGCAACCGCATTTTCGATGAAACAGTGTGGACGGCGCTGCGTACCATCCGCTACGCCTATCCGGTGCGGATGCCGAACCTTGCGATGACCGCGCTTCGCATCAAGGCGACGGGGCAGCTGAACGGGCTGATCGACCGCTTCAACGGCGTGGTGTCGTCGATCCTGCCCGATTGGGACGGGGAAAACTGGGTGGTGCAGGAAACCGCCAATCCGGCCGCGCTGTTCCGCCATGTCTTGCAAGGCAGCGCCAACGCGCGGCCCTTAAGCGATTCACGCCTTGACCTGCCGCGATTGCAGGAATGGCACGAGGCCTGTGCCGCTGCGGGTCGCAGCTTCAACATGGTGGTCGATTACGATATTTCGGTGCGGGAGATGCTGCACAGCATCGCGGCCACGGGCCGCGCAAGCCCGACTTTGCTGGACGGCAAATGGGGCGTGGTGGAGGACCGCGCGCAGAGCGTACCTATCCAACACTTCACGCCGCGCAACAGTTACGGGTTCGAGGGGCGCAAGGAATTCGACGATCTGCCGAGCGGATTGCGCGTGCGGTTCATCAACCGCGCCAAGGGCTGGCTGCAGGACGAGCGGCTGGTTTATGACGACGGTTATGACGAGACGAATACGCAAGCGTATGAGTCGCTGGAACTGCCGGGCGTGACCGACGCGCAGCAGGCCTGGCGCGACGGGCGGTATCATATCGCAACCGCGCGCCTGCGGCCTGAAACCTACAGCTTTTCCTGCGATATCGAGCATATCGTCTGCACGCGCGGCGACCTGATCCGCTTTTCGCATGACGTGCCGCTGTTCGGCCTGATGACGGGGCGCGTGAAATCGGTGTTAACCGATGGCGCAAACACGATCGGCGTTGTACTGGATGCCATCGTTTCGATGGAAAGCGGCAAGACCTATGCCATCCGGTTCAGGAGGGCGGACGGGGCGACGATGGTGACGACCGTGCAGACGGTGGCGGGGAACACCAAAGAACTTCTTTTTGTATCCCCTGTCGCCGATAGGCCAGCAGCAGATGACCTCGCCATGTTCGGCGAGGCGGGACTGGAAAGCGTGGAGCTGGTCGTCAAGGCGATCGTGCCGCAGCGCGACCTGTCGGCGCGCATCACTTGTGTCGATGCCGCGCCGGGCGTTCATGCGGCGGATACGGGCAGCATTCCGGCCTTCAACAGCCATGTGACCGTACCAGCCGAATTGCAGCGCCCGCCCGTGCCGGTCCTGAACGAAATACAATCGGGGGAGGAAGCGTTGATCCGCAATACCGACGGGTCGCTGCAAACGCGCATCCTGATCACGCTGCAGGCACCGCCGCGATCCGGCCTGACGCCGCAGGTGCTGATCCGCGCGCGGGATGAAACAGGTTTCCGCCCTGCCGAAATCGCGGCACAGGCGGGCGGACGCATTTCCGTGACAGATGTGGCGGAGGGCGAAACCTATGACCTGCAAATCCGCTATGCCACCACGGCTGGCTATGTGTCGGAAGCGCTGCTGATATCCGGCCACCGTGTAGAAGGAACGACTGCGCTGCCGTCGGATGTCATGGAGTTCAGCATCAATGTGCTGGGCGATACGGCGCATCTGTCATGGGACGCGGTAAGCGATCTTGACCTTGGCGGCTATAACTTACGCTTTTCCCCGCAGGCGGGTGCGAACTGGAGCGGCGCGGTCGATATTATCGCCAGCATCCCGCGCGATGCGACAGCGGCGACCGTGCCGGCGGCGGCGGGGACGTATCTGCTGAAAGCGGTCGATGTGGGCGGGCGCATGAGCGCGCATGCGGCGGTTGCGGCGACCGGTGTGAGCGGCGCAGGGCAGAACGCGATATTCACCGTCACGGAAAACCCGGATTTTGCGGGTGTCAAAACGAATGCCGCCACCAGCGCTGGCGCGCTGCAATTGTCGGGGCGCGACAGCATCGACGACTGGGCGGATTTTGATACCGTAGAGAACATCGATATCGGCGAGCAAGGCCTGTGCGACACCGGCATGTATGAATTCGCCGGTACGGTCGACCTTGGCGCTGTTTATACCTCCCGCCTGACGGCCCGCATGGCGGTTGCCGGTATCGACCTGAATGCGGGTGTGGACAGCTGGGGCAATTTTGATGACATCGAAACCATGGACGACGACATCGACCCGTCGCAATGGTCGCTACAATTGCAGCTGCGCCATACGCCCGACAATCCGGATGTCTCGCCCGTCTGGTCGGACTGGATACCCTTCGTCGTCGGCGACTATACGGCGCGGGGGTTTGAATTCCGTGTGCTGCTGGACGCGGCGGCGGCGAATATCACGCCGTCGATATCGCAGCTGAGCGTCGATATCGACATGCCCGACCGCATTTACAGCGGACGCAGTGTGACGGCGGAGGCGGCGGGCTTGACCGTTGCCTTCGCGCGTGCCTTCCGCGATACGCCCGCCATCACCGTGACGCCGCGCGATATGGGCACGGGCGAATATTACACGATCACCGCACAAAGCCCGGGCGGCTTCACCATCCGCTTCTTCAGCGCGGGGGGCGCAGGCATCGCGCGCAGCTTCGATTACCTCGCGCGCGGCTACGGCGAACAAACCTGACAACCACATTCACGAAAAGGAAACCACATGTCACAGGCAAGCCCGACCATCGGCGCCAATAAGACCGGCCTCACCTATCGGCAGGAAGACAATGACGGCAAGAAAGCCCTGCTGTCGCACCACAAGGGATCGACCGCCCCCGATTATGCGGAGGCGGGTGCCATCTGGCTCGATGATTCAGCGACGCCCTGGCTTTTGAAACTGCATGACGGCGCGGACTGGATTGCGCTCGGCAGCATCAATGCGTCATCCAACGCGTTCCAGCCTTACCATGGCACTGCCGCGCTGAAATACCTCAATTATGCGGCGGATACGGGCGCGGCGAATGCCTATGCCGTGGCCCCCGTGCCAGCGATTTCTGCCTATGCGGCGGGGCAGGTCGTGGTTTTGAAGCCCGCGAATGCCGCGACGGGGGCGAGCACGATCAACGTGAACGCGCTCGGCACAAAAGCGATCAAGATGCAGGACGGCAGCGATACGCCAGCCAATGCGATGGTAGCGGGCGGTGTGTTCGTACTTGTCTATGATGGCACGAATTTTATCCTGACCAACCCTGCCATCACCGGCAATTACCTGCTGGCGCGGGGAACGGCGGTGGCATCCGCCGCAACAACCGATATCGGTGCGGCGAACAGCGATTATGTCGAGATCAGCGGCACGACGACCATCACCAGCCTCGGCACATCGACGGGGCGCAACCATGTCTGGGTGAAATTCCAATCCGTGCTGACGCTGACGCATAACGCAACCTCGCTGATTTTACCAAGCGGGGCGAATATCACGACGGATACAGGCGATGTGGCGGAATTCGTGCGCGTATCGGGCGGCAACTGGCAATGCCTTGCCTATCACCCTGCATCGGGCAAGCCAGTCGCGGCGCTGGCACGTTTGGATATGCCCGTCGGCGCGGTCGTCCAGTCGGTGGCGGCGAGTTATACCGCCAATGCCGACCTGTCGACCACCATCCCGAGCGACGATACCATCCCGCAAAACACCGAAGGATCGGAAATCGTGACGGTTTCGATTACGCCCACATCCGCATCCAGCACGATCGAGGTCGAGTTCCGTGCGATTGGGGCGGCGGCTGGCACTGTCAGCATCATTGCCGCCCTGTTCAAGGATTCCGGCGCCAGCGCGCTGGCGGCGAGCGCGGGTGTCGCGGGCAGCATCAGCCTGCCGGGGCCGATCGGGCTGATCTATCAGGAAAGCGCGGGTTCAACATCGGCCCGCACCTACAAAATCCGCGTCGGCGCGAATAGCGGCAGCTGCCGCCTGAACGGCACGACATCGTCGCGGCTCTATGGCGGGGCATCCGCCGCAACGCTGGTCGTGCGCGAAATCAAGGGATAAGGAAGCTTTACATCATGATCGACAATACGGCCGTCGCCCTGCTGACGCTGTCGCTGACCCTGCTCGTCCATCTGGTGACGACGGTGTGGTGGGCGGCCAGCATCACGCGGCGCATCGAATTCATCGAAAAATGGATTTCATCCAACGAACATACGGCAGAAAGGCTGGTGGCGCTTGAACAACGCATCACATCGCTGGCGGAAGGCATCAACCGCATCGAGCTTTACATGCGGGAGCGTAACTGACATGAACACGCCCCTGTTCCTGCCGCGCGGCATCCGCAACAACAACCCCGGCAATATCCGCCTGTCCAGCGCGAAATGGCGCGGGCAGCGGAAGCTGCAGACCGACACGGCCTTCGTCGAATTTGAATCGCCGCTGCTGGGTCTGCGCGCGCTGATGATTTTGCTGCTGACCTATCACCGCAAATACGACCTCGACACCGTGCAGAGCATCATCAACCGCTACGCCCCGCCGCACGAGAATACGACTGACCATTACGCCGAGAATGTCGCAAGGCAGCTGGGTGTCACGCGGCAACAGGTGCTGGACCTGACAAAACCGGCAACGCTGGCAGGGCTCGCCCGCGCCATCGTCAACCACGAAAACGGGAAAGGCGACTGGTACGCCCCCGAATTATATGCGCAGGCCGCAAGCCTTGCGCTGGGAAAGGAATAACATCATGCAAAAAATCATTACCTTCATCACCGACCGCATCAAGGAGAGATCGACATGGCTCGGCCTCATCTCCTGCGCGACCGCGCTGGGGCTTGTGCTGTCGCCAGAGCAGCAGGAAGCGATTATCGCAGCCGGCATGGCGGCGGCGGGCATTATCGGCGCCTTCACGCGGGATAAGGCATCATGAGCGCGCTGTGGCTGGTTTTACTGGGGTCCGGAGCACTGGGTCTCGCCTGTTTCATCGCCTATCACGCGGGCAGATCGGATCAGAAGGTAAAGGAGTTGGAGCATGACAAGACAAGCGTCGAGAAAGCGGCTGGCATCCGCGACCGCCTGCGCCGCGATGCTGGCTATGCTGAGCGCCTGCGCGCCCGCTTCACGCGGTGATTTTTGTGAAATCTATAAACCGGTCTATACGGCGTCATCCGACACCGAGGAAACAAAGGCCATGACGGACAACAACAACGCCGTCTGGCTGGAGCTGTGCAGCCCCTAACGCTTACGCCGCAAAACGAGCATGGTGTTCCATCACCTTCAGCAGGACCGATTCCAGCTGCTTGTGGTTGCCGCGGGCGGCGGCGTCGCGGGCAGTTTTGCCCTGCTTGTCTTCGGTCAGCGTCTGGATGCCGGCGGCGATCAGCAGGCCCGCCATCTTCATGTCGCCGCGCAGTGCAGTGATGTGAAGAAGCGTCTGGCCGTTGAGCGCGTCGGCGACATTCACGTTCGCGCCTTTTTCGAGCAGGTATTTCGCAACATCGAAATGCCCGCGCGTGACGGCGAACCAGAGCGCGGTGTAGCCGAAGGGGTGAACGGGTGCGTCTTTCACCGCGCCCATCGCGACGAGGAATTGCACCATGTCGAGCTTGCCGAAGAAAGCAGCCTCGTGCAGGGGGCGACGGCCTTCGTCGTCGGGGGCATCGATCTCGCCGCCCTTGTCCATGATGACTTCTGCGGAGAGGACATCGCCTTCGCGCGCGAGTTCGTGCATGAAGCTCTTGCCGACGACCGGCAGGGGCTGTTCAGCCGTATCGCGGTTGATATGCGCTGTAAAGTTCGTGGTACCCAAGTTGAAGTTATACGCGAGCAAGTCGGTATTCATTGCGGGTGCAGTCATAAGTGTACTCACTTTCGTTAAACGGGAACAAAGTGGCGGCACTAGATCTTGTGGATAAGTTTACTATAGCGTACTAGATGATGGGAAAACGCAAAATCTTTGCTGCAAGTTCCGGAACTTAACACCATTCAGGCACGTGCTGAAAAACGCCGGAAAAAAACTGAATCCTTTCCATGCACTTCGCGCCTTTCCTTCAATTAAAATGACATCACCTGTTAATAAACTTTTTTTACACCTCATTTTCCAGAGCGTGAAAATATTTGAGCGGGTCAACTAAAAAGCCCGCGGGTTTGACAATCCGTGCAGTCTTGATAGGCTTTCTGTCGAGCTTCAAGCGACAGCAGGAGACGACGATGGCAGATGCAATCCCCTCCCCCTTTGTTGACGAAAAGACCGGCGCGATCCGCCAGTTCCAGACGCTGCCCGAAAAGATAAAAGGCGAGTACCTGCCGGATGCCGGGCATATCGGCATTCTGGGCGTCAAGCTGGCGATGCTCGCGCCGATGATCGGCGGCATGGTGGTGGCGGCACCGGTCGCGCTGGGTTTCTGGGCGCTGTCGCGGTTGGGCGTCACCAAGGCCGTCGACATGGTGCATGAAAAGCTGCTGCTGAAACACAAAAGCGGCGATTTCCAGGAATTCGATTTCACGAACCCGAAAGACCGCAACGCGTTTCAGGTGAAATTCGGCGCGGAGCATCCGACATTTGTGGACGAATACCTGCATCTGGCGAAGGCCGCGAACCTGCAACAGGTGCCGAAGGTCTTCGTGATCGAGCAGTTCTTTAAGAAAGAAGGCCGCGCGACGCTGGGCGGGCTTGTCTCCGATTATATGGCCGGCACGACGACGCGTCCCTCCGGCAAAGACCCCGTCATCATGCTGGGCAAAGGCGCGCTGAAGGAGCTGGATGCAGGCGAGCTGCGCGCGGTGGTGGCGCATGAAATGACCCATGTGGCGCTCGACCACCCCAAGAACGGCGTGAAATGGCTGGCGCGGATGCCGCTGAACGGCATTATCAATGCCAGCCTGATCGTTGCGGCCATCGCAGGACCGCTGCCGCTGCTGCCCGTGATTGGCGTTGTCATCGCGAGCAATGTTGTGGGACGCGCGCTGAAATCGATCAAATCGCGCCATCAGGAAGAAATGTGCGACCGCGGCGCGGCATTAATGACCGGCGGCACGGGTGATTTGACAACCGCACTCACCAAGATCAAGACCGCGATGGTCAAGATGAAGCGCATCGAGACGGAATACCAATACCGGTCACAAGGGCTGGAGCCGCCGAAGCCCGCCGAAACATCCTGGCTGAACCGCTTCATCAACGCATCCCACCCGTCGAATGAACGGCGCGATACGCTGCTCAAGGACTTCGAAAAAGAAAACCCGCAATATGCCGCGCAGAAGCGCGGATTCTTCGCGACGCAGTTCAACAAGGCGGCGGCGCGCCTTGCGCCCCCCGCACAAAAACTGGTGTCGTCTTTCGTGCAACGCTTTGCGAGCAACAGCCTCGCCGCCTGA